CTCGCTGCTGGCGTAATGGCAATCACAGGCACCTCATCATAAAGATAAGCAGTTGTGCCGTTATGGACATAAGGCCTTATCATTCCCGCCGTTGTGGTGGCAGTTGCCTCAATTATGATTGCATCAATACGAGAGCCGGAAGCCCCCGCCGTGAACACAGTCACAATGGTTCCGGTGCCGTCACGGTTAGTATTAGCCACGCTAAGTGCGCCAATGCCAACTTTGGGGGTTGCAGAGAAATTAGGTGTGGTTGCCATTTCAGTAGATTCCTAAAGTGTATGGAGCGTTAATTGCGCTCACCACCAAAATTGGTTTAGAGGCGGTAGCGCTTGTCCATGTCGTACCGTCACTAACTAAGGCGTTTCCGCTCGCCCCTGGAGCGACAAATTGAACCGCGCTTGTGCCGTTGCCTAGGATGACATTGTTTGCCGTTAGCGTAGTAGCGCCAGTACCACCACGGCTTGCGGCAATAGCTGCGCCATTCCATGTGGCGTTGGTGATCGAGCCGGGGTAATCCAGCGTGTTGGTGGACCATGAAGTATTGGCTGGAACATAAAAATGGCTTTCCCAAGAGCCAGCAGCGGGCGTGTTTGCCAGCAAAACAAGATTCAAAAACGAGCCAGATTGAACCGTGGCAACAGTTGTTGCGCTGTTATTCCTGACAATAATTGTGCCAGAAGATTGATTATTGTTAAACGTATAGATAGCGCCAACAGGAAGTGTTGTGGCGTCTGGTAGCTGGTAGGTCTGACCACCAGACCCAGACACAACATAAGCAGGAGCCGACGCTGCCGTTAGCGTTACAACCGTGCCAGACGCCGTTGTTGCAAGCGTGTTAGCAAACAAAGCATTAACAGAAACATTGGAATTTGCATCACGCAAAACCGATCTGCCAGCCGGGTAGGTGATGGAGACGTTCTTCGTGCCAGCGGTGAAGTTAACCGCAGAACCGGCGTTGCTGGACGCTAGGATGGTCGTACGAGCCAGCGTCGAGGGCGAGGTGAATGTACCAAGCCCAACTTCCCAGTTAGCCCCACCTTGGTCTGCAATCGTGTAGTAGGTCGTGTCAGCGGTCGCTAGGACCGACGCGAAGGTCTGGTAGCCAGTGACTGCACCAGCAAGCGTGAAGCTGCCCGTGCCTGTCGTGGTCGAGGTTTCTTGAACGCGATCAGCTACAATAAGTGCCATTTAGTTGATCCTTACAATAGCACTAAGATCGGTGATCTGCGGGAAGTTCAGAGTGAATACCCCGTTCGAGGTATACCGTGTAACTCCAAAGTCCAACACAATACATGCTGGGTTTGTGTATGTGTGAGTTGGCGTTGTGTTATAAATCAAAGCGCCGCGCGCAGCAATTTGCCCAGTCCAAGTGACGCTCTGAAATGAACATACACCAGATAGATTATACTGCGTCGGGCCGATGTTGGTTAGGACCGCGCCGCCAGTGGTGTAGCCACCAACAACAATCTCTCCTGCAACAGGAAGGATTTCACCAGCCGTTGTGTAGGCGGTCGTCGTGGCGTTGAGATTGGCAACCTCCGTATACAGCGCCACCTTAAAGATGTCGCCGCCGACAGTACGGAAATCATGCGCGCCTTCCAGAAGCTGCTTCTTGAAGCTTGTGCAGAAGGCTTGAACGATAGCCATTTCGATTCCTTAAGTCGGCACGATGCGTGGCAGATCAAGCCGAAAGTTATCGCGCTTATCCTTGCCTTCACCAAGGTCTTTCAGGCGAGACATAGCTTCATCGTACCTTGCGCGGTACAACTGAGCAAGATCGGCATCGCCCTTCATATAGGTGTAGGCTTCAACCAAAGAGCCATAGAACAGCGGGCTTTCGTAATTCGTGCCAAGCCAAGATGTTCCAACATCCACAATGCTGGGAGGATCATAGAAGTAGTGAAGCTCAACATCATAATAGGCATTTGGGGTTGGAGAAACCACAAAGGTGGAATCGTTGAACAAGGCATAATAACGCGGCACACCAGTCACGGACGGGTCTGGAAATGCTTCGTTAATATACCCAACTTCTTTCTCAAGCAGATAAGCATATACACCAGACGCGCTTTTTGCTGCCATTGAATACGAGGCAAGGAAGTCTGTCGGGGCGGCTAGATACTTGTTGCCCAGTACAAAGTTGGATGTCGCGTTCTTCCTGAGAGCAGGGAACTGCGCCGTCTGATAGATGCGGTCCTCAGCGAGCCGGACAATATCAGGGATGGCGGCAATGAACTCACTCGATGAGTTCTGCGTGTAGTCTTGAAGCAGAGTTACAAGCGTTGCGTAGTTCATTGCCAGCTACTCCTCAGCCCATAGGACCGCGAGCCATAGTCCCCTTGGTGGCAGCGCCAGTGCCGCGAATCTTGGTTGCCTTGCGAGGATAACCATCGGTCGGGACGATAGCTTCGTCAGGAGCCTTCTGGTCGCGCGCCATCTGCTTCGGCTCAGAGACGCTGGCTTCGCCAACCGGGAACGGGAAGTTCTTGGTCGCCTTGCGCGCGGACTTCTGGTTCATGGCGCGGGCCATGTTCCGTCCATACTTCCGCATGTCTTCGCTGGTCGGGCTGCTCATCTAAATCTCCTATGGGGTATATACGTTAATAATACCAGCATTGCCATTCATGGTGGTAGCAGAATTACCAACAGGATTCCAGCCGGGAAGGCTGCGACCGGGATTGATGTCCGGCCTTGGTTCGAGCAGGGCAACCGGATCATTGATCGGCGTTTTGCCCAACTGATACTGAGGATGATCTACATCATTACATTCATCGCAAACCTTCAGCCCGGTCGGCTTCTGGTTGACAACCTGATAGGTCAATTCGCTCAAGTCATATCGTTGATAACAACGATCACAAAAAGCATAAGCTTTATTGCCCCGTGCAAACTTAGCTGTCACGGGTAGGACATCCAAGGCACGAAGCGAGCAGGCTCTCTACCACGGTCTTCATCGGCAGCTAGCTGGAACTGCTCCATATACTCTGCCTTCAACATAGGAACCCGTGCAGCGGCTTCTGGGCGCTTCATGGCCAGTTGGAAGGCTAGACCAGACACCAGGGCAGGCACGAACCTGACGGGCATATCCATCACGTCAGTCGCGTTGGTGGCGTCCTGAATGCGGCGCATGGTCCAGTAGATGATCGTGTAGGGCAGATCAGGAACGGGCCAGAGCGTGTAGGTCGGATTGACCTGACGATCCATGTAGATTTGGAGAGGACGGCCTGTGCTGTTCTTGTTGGGCAATGTGGCATAGTCACCAACGCCAATCCGGGACACCGTGTAATCCAACGGCGTGCCGTTGCTATTCACGCGAATGATTGTCTCGATGATATCGATGGTGTCAGCCGGAAGCGTGTAGGTCTTGGTGCCGGGCGTCAAAACCAAGCTGTTCTCCTGAACAGTCCAGAGATTCAATCCTCTGTTAGACCATTCAGCGGACAGGATGTTCAGAGAGCGACGGGCAGTGCGGTAGTCATAGCCGGTGCGTGCTTCAAGGCCAGCGCGTTCATACGCCTCCTCAATCGCGTCAGCAATGTCTAGGTTCCAAACCGCAGTGCCGGAAGTTGTCATTTACGGGCGTCCAAGCTTTGAGAGAGTTTTAGCGAGACGCGCCCGCTTACCCATGATACCCGGCTTCTTCTCTGCTGTCGCTAGAGTTTTGGCGGGAATCTTTTCGCCAGCTTTAACTCCAAGAGACGAACGCAATGCGCCGGGCTTCTTGATGGCGTCCTTGATCCAGTTCTTAGCCATTTACTTAACCTTCTTCATGGCATTGATGCGGGCAAAAAGACCGACCTTCTTATCCCCGGAAGCCTTGGCAATCCTAGACGCCGCAGTTTTCTGCGCGGGCGTCATGGTCTTGGACTTCATGTTGGCCGGTCTAGGGCGTTCATAGAGCGGCTTCTCAGCCTTGCCTCCAGCCTTCATGTGGGCAGCTTCAGAGAGGGCAATAGCAACCGCCTGTTTGCGGTTCTTGACCTCATCGCCGCTAGAAGATTTGAGGGAGCCTTCCTTAAACTCCTTCATGACCTTCTCGATCTTCTCTGGCTTCTTCACACCATGCGACCCTTGGTTTTGCCCCGAAGGGCTTTGCCATCGCCACGACCAAAATTAGTTGCGGTCTTTACAACGCCGCCTTTGGCCATCTTCTTCATTGGCACGGACTTCAAGAAGCCGCCCTTGGCCATATTTTTTTTCTTTAATTTGATAAGGCCGCCTTTTGCATCGCCATCACCGTCACCAGACCCGCTGCCATCGCTGTCAGATTCGCCGCTAGGCGGCGGTCCAGAAACAGGTTCTCCGTTCATGCTGGTATCGCCAGTGTCTCCAGAGTTGGCTGAGCCAGGGCCGCTTGGGCCGCCAGGACCGCCTGCTTCACCATCAGCGCCACCACCGCCGCCACCACTGCCGCCAGCGCCACCGCCCTGGTTGTATGCGTTATAAGCCGCCTGCAAATCTGAAGCGTATTGATTGGCCGCATCAGCAGAGCCGCTAGCGCTAGACGCCGCAACTGCATTCTTTACTTTTGTTAAATAATTATGCTCGGGGTCTATGCCCGGCCTGTAACCAGCGGGCGGCAAATTGTAAACCGTTTTATAATCAGAGGAGGTAGAGCCGCCTTCGGCATACCGCCTAACTTTGGCCTTCGGCTTACGAGCCTTCATCATAGCCATTAGACAAACCTTCCTTTGGTTTTACCCTTGGATTCAATCCCGCCGCCGCGAATTGCCCCGCCAGACTTCAGGCGTCTGGGCAGTATCCGTTGCCGTTCACGAAGATCATCCATGTTTCTACCCATGCCATTTTCCTGGCTCATCTCTAAGCCACGGGCTAGATCGGCAGGATCATTGTTCATGCTAGGACCGCCATGGACGCGGCCCTGATAGCGAGGAACAATATCTTCTTCGCGCATGGGAGGGCCATCAGCAACGTACCCCCGAGGGATTAGGCTTCTACGATCTGCCACTACACCATACGTCCTTTGGTTCTGCCTTTAGTGACGCAGCCATCGCTGCGGCTAGAAGCTGAGGATTTTACCACGCCACCCTTGGCCATCTTCTTAACCGGGCCACCGCGCTTCATGGAAGATAGCTCAGCCTCACGAGCGGCAATCCGACGAGCAATATCGCCAGTGCGCCCAGGCTCCATTTCCGCGCCACCACGCCGTGAACTTACTGACTGAGAAATTTCATTTAGTTCATCGGAGCTTGTATCGCGAGGAGACGTGCGAGCATTTGAGCGTGTGCTAGGACGCGGTGCCCGGCTTTGCATTTCACGCCTCAGTCTTGCCAATGCTCTTGCATCAGGGCGTGCGTTCATCTCGTCCGGTTCTTTTTCCCCCGAAGTGATAACGCTAGGAATGGAAGGGCGAGGCTCTGCGCGAGAAACCGAGGGAACGCTAGGAGGTGCGGCAGGAAGGGCAACGGCAGGCGGGCGAGGGGGAGCGGCTGGGGTGGATGCAGGGGCAGAAGGCGGGGCAATCGCAACAGGGGCGGAAACTGGCGCTGGGACGTTGTTGCTACCTCCTCTCGTTGTTGCGGCACTACCCTGACGTAGTCCTTCATGGAAATTGCGGGCACCCTCCGAAAGCATTGGAGGATAAGTGCGAGTTGAGCCAGACCGCAGAAATGGCTCTGGTGCTGGCGCTCTGGAAGACGCAATTTTATCTTCCATTTCACGCCGAGCCGAAACCGCAGCCCTTAGCCTTGCTTCATTTTCAGGACTTGCCTGTGGCGGCTCTCTGGCAGGTTCAT